AGCGACCACCGCGTATATCGCCCTGTACAAGAGCGTCACCGTTTAATTTTAAAGCGGAGGATTCTCTATGGCACAGTACGATGTCTGGGCGGTTAACCCGACCAGCGACGATGACTATTTCCGCTCTTCTGCGACCATTGCTGCGTCTGGGAACATCGCCCTTCTGGCGAATGATGTAGGTCAGTACGGAACTGGCTACAAGGTTTCCATCACCTCCAATGGCGCGGATGCCAACAAGACCTTCACCGTTACCGGTGTCAAGGTTGGCGCTACGGGTTACAACGGCATCGTGACTGAGACCGTTACAGGCCCGAGCGCGACCGTGGTCTATTCGACCAACTACTACACCCGCGTCAACAGCATCAGCATCAGCGCGGCTTCGACTGGTGGCATCAAGATCGGTTACGGTGGTGACCTTGCGTTCCCCCGTACCCGCATCAAGCAAGTGATCTATGTGGCCTCGTCGGTTGGAGGTAGCATTACCTTCACCGCGCAGCCCAATAACACTGTCATCTTGAAGGTCTTCACCCCAGCCGACAGCACTGCAAATGATGCCATGGTTCCCCCTGAAGGAATCTTGACTACGAAGAGTGGGAACAATGACTTTGCAGTTATGACGCTGGATCAGGTCTCCAAGGTCACAGTTCTCTGCGGGTGAGTTATGGCGAAAAGCCCGGCATGGCAAAGGAAAGAAGGCAAAGATCCATCTGGCGGACTTAATGCCAAGGGCAGGGCTTCTTACAACAAAGCCAACCCCGGCAAGCCGGGTCTGAAGCGTCCTCAGCCTGAAGGCGGTCCTAGGCGAGATTCTTTTTGCGCCCGAATGAAGGGCATGAAGAAGAAACTGACCAGCGCCAAAACGGCAAATGATCCGAACAGCCGGATTAATAAGTCGCTTCGTGCTTGGAACTGCTGACATGGCTAAGGCAAAGAGCAAAGTCAACGAGGCCGGGAACTACACCAAGCCTGAGATGCGTAAGCGACTGTTTAACCAGATCAAGGGTTCCGCAGTCCAAGGCACAGCATCAGGTCAGTGGTCCGCTCGTAAGGCGCAGTTGCTTGCCAAGAAGTACAAGGAAGCCGGAGGCGGCTACAAGAACTGATGGCTATGCGGGTCAAAAAGGATGCGATTGGACAGGCCATCAAACAGTCCTACAAGAATGGCAAGGGAAAGTCTTGCCCTGTGGCGACGATGGATGTCCATGTCAACCTGAAGAATCGCAACCACGCCATCAAGGAATACGGCTACGGCCCACTGAATCCTGATGAGCCTTCAGATAAGTTCTGGAAGGCCAAGGCGAAGATGTGGGCGGTGGATGTCGATGAGGCTCAGAAGTCCCGTTGTGGGAACTGCGCGGCATTCATCCAGACCAAGCAGATGCTGGATTGCATCTCCAAGGGAATGGAAGCCGGTGACAAGCCTCATAAGGATTACTCGATGGATGTCATCGAGGCAAGCAATTTGGGGTACTGCGAACTCTTCCATTTCAAGTGTGCCGGTGCGCGTACTTGCGATGCTTGGATCGTAGGTGGGCCGATCAGATGAAAGCGACACAGCGTTCATTGAAGGCTTGGACTGAGCAGAAATGGAGGACGAAGAGTGGAAAACCGAGTAGTGAAACTGGTGAAAGATATCTACCAGAGGCTGCGATCAAGGCTCTCTCGCCTTCGGAATATGCCCGTACCACCGCCGCCAAGCGTAAGGGTAAAGCCCAAGGCAAGCAGTTCGTCTCGCAACCGAAAGCCGTTGCAGAAAAAGTAAGACCGTTCCGGCAGCGAGGTAAATGAGATGGCAATGTCACGCGCCAATATGAGCCAGCAGGTTTCCAAACCGGGCGGTCTTGGCAAGGTCAAGAAGGTGATGCGGGAGTTCAAAGAGGGAACACTGCATTCTGGCAAGAAGGGTCCGGTTGTCCGGAACCCGAAACAGGCTGTGGCTATCGCCCTTTCTGAGGCTGGCATGAGCAAGCCTGAGAGAAAGGCAATGGGCGGAAGCATTGATGGCTGCGCTATGCGCGGGAGGACACGAGCGTGAAAAAGATGCGCTATCAGGAAGGCGGGGATGTAAAGTCCGAGTCGCCTTTCTCAAAGGGTTCCGAGATATCTGGCATTACCAAAAGCGTCAATGAGGGCGAGAAACTTCCCGGAGAAGGCTTGTTCTTCGCCAGAATGGATGAATCGGATGTCGATGTTCTTCCCGGACTTGTTAGAAGGTCTCGCAAGAAGGTCGTTGATGAAACCGGTGAACCGATGAAAAGTGGCGGCATGACCAAAAAGGATGGTCGTGACGGTTGTGCTATTCGCGGGAGGACACGAGCATGAAAGGTCGAATCAAGCGTTACGAAGATGGCGGCGAGGTTAAGGTTGAACGCTCCAGTGGAATCGAAGAGATTCTTGGAAGCCTTTCGCCACTTTACGGTATGGCAACAGGCAAGGGCATGTTTGGCAATGATGTTGGCATTCTTCCAGCCGTTGCTCGTCGTATGCGCCGTAAGGAAATGGAAAGCAGTGATAGCCCGGTCAAGGTATCCATTGAGGTTGAAGAGGATATGGATATGGAAAAGCCTATGGGCATGAATCGCGGTGGTCGAATGGGTTACAGCGAGGGCGGTAGCCTCAAGATGGTCGATAAGAATGGTTCCAAGGTTCCGTTCTTTGCCGCTGATGGCAAGGGCAAGATGCTGGGTGGCGGCATGACCTACGGAAAGGGTGGCATGACCCGTGATAGCCGTGATGGATGCGCTATCAAAGGCAAGACCAAGGGTCGCGTTGTATGAAATACGCGTCTAAATATAAGTCTGGTCGTCGTATGCAACGATTTTCTGATGGTGGTCGTCTTGGGTACGAGGAAGACCCACAACCCGGAATGCAGACCGACAGACAAGACTTTCAACCCGGCTTGAAGGTTGATACAAAAGACAAGCCAAAGGATCAAAGCAGATCGAAATCCAAGGTTGTGTCTAAGGAAAAGGATAAGGTCAACCTGATGGATGATCTCGCACCGCGAGAAAACCTTCCATCCCCGGATGACAATGTGACGGAAGGCGGTCCTACGCAGCGAAACAGTCCTCGTCGCCCTCTCGATAGAAAGCGTAGTTCGCTTCCTAGCGACCGTGCTACAGGATTTCGTGATCAGGTAAAAGAATCTGATGCGATGCCTCCTGAAGATCGTGAAGCATTGAAGAATTTTGCGCTTGGTTTGGCTGTTCCTCCTGCGGCTCGTGCTTTGGGAATGGTTGGGCGCGGACTTCAGACTGCCAATCGCCAACGCATTATTGGTAGGAACTACGAGGCTATGTCGAAAGGCCAGCAGGACGCGGCTGCTAATGCCGCAAATTTTGCGGCTCGTCGTGTACAAACTCGTACTGGCATGAAGTCTGGTGGCTCCACTGGGCGCGGCGGCGGCTGTGAGATTCGCGGCAAGACCAAGGGTCGGATGGTCTAATGCCTACCAGCGGTACCGCAGTTTTCAACCCTGAGTTTCGGGAACTCGTAGAAGAGGCTTTCGAACGGGCGGGTTTGGAGTTGCGTACCGGTTATGACCTTCAGACTGCCCGTCGCTCCATGAACTTCATGGCGCTTGAATGGGCAAACCGGGGCATCAACCTTTGGACGGTGGAACAAGGTTCGCAGGTACTGACACCCGGAACCTTCACCTACACCATGCCTGCTGACACCATTGATCTCATCGAGCATCAATTGCGTACAGATGCAGGCAGCACCTCTGGTCAGACGGACTACACCCTGTCCCGTATCTCAGTATCGGACTATGCCCAGTTGAGTAACAAACTCACTCAGGGCATGCCGCTACAGATCTATGTGGACCGTCAGAGAGCCGCGCCAGTGGTGTATCTGTGGCCTGTTCCAGATAACACCCAGACCTACACCCTCGTGTACTGGAAGATGCGCCGGATTCAGGATGTCGGAACCGGTGGTGCCAATACCATCGACATCCCTGCGCGATTCCTCCCCTGCCTTGTGGCTGGGCTTGCCTACTATGTCGCCATGAAGAGACCTGATGCGGCTGACAGGCTGTCGTTCCTCAAGCAGGAATATGAGGTTCAGTGGGACTTGGCGGCAGGCGAAGACCGGGAAAAGGCTTCTGTACGGTTTGTCCCAATGAACGGGTACATTGGTAGGAATGTTTAAATGGGCAAGCCGTTCTCATCAGGCAAGAACGCATTCGGGTTCTGCGACCGCTGCGGACAGCGGTATGAACTGCATGACCTGAATCAGCAGTATGAGAACCTGTTGCCGATTGGCATCCGGGTCTGCTTCGAATGCATGGATGTTGATCATCCCCAGTTGCAGTTGGGTCGTGTCCCCATGGATGACCCTCAGGCGCTGCGTAATGCCCGTCCTGACAACACCTTCTTTGCCCCCGGCAACCAAGGCGCGAACGGTAGCCGGATGATCCAGTGGGGTTTCAACCCTATTGGAGGGGCGCAGGCGTATGACACAGACCTCACACCCAATGATCTCATCTCGACCGGGTTCGTCGGAACCGTCACGGTGGCTGTGACATGAACTACACGCAACTCGTAAATCTGGTTAAACAGTACACGCAGAACGAGGAAACTTCGTTCGTTGCGAACATCCCTGTCTTTGTGCAGTTGGCGGAAGAGCGTATCTACAACGCGGTCTTCATCCCTGCCATCCGCAAGAATCAGATCGGCACCCTTACCCCCAACAACAAGTACCTGACCCTCCCCGGAGATTGGTTGGCGAACTTCTCGTTGGCAGTCATCACCCCTATCACGAACGCTCAGTCGTTTCTGATCGACAAGGATGTGAACTTCATCCGTGAGTGCTACCCGGACCCGGATGACACTGGGGTTCCCAAGTACTACGCCATCTTCGACAAGAACACGCTGATCCTTGGTCCCACCCCGGACAGCAAC